ATAATGCTATTAGTGATCTCAAAAGAGTTCCTAAACATAAGACCCAAAAACCAAAAGCTGTGGTATAATATAAGAGTCAGAGAAATACTGGCTGCGGTTATCCCCTTTGGTAGGTTCAGGATAAGCGGCTATAGGAATCTACCCCAATATTATTTCATTGTATATGCCAGCATTGATTTGTAACTTACCTTCTTATGAGGTATGGGTTAGAAAGGAATATCTCACTGATCATCAAAGTGGTCATGGGGAATATGTAAAGGGCGTTTGGGTATCGGCAAAATCGATACCTGGACGTGCTTTTTATTTTGAAACTTATCTACCAGAATACGCAGCAGTTTACGATAAACTACCTATCAGTGCTTTTCTCTCATCACCAGAGAAACCAGAACCAGATATGGAATTACATAACCTACAGTTTTGGAACTGTATGGATTATGGATTAGTTGTTGTTCAAAAGCAATTCATTGGTTCAATGCATTATGAAATAATGACTCGTGATTATGGTAAACAAACTGGCACATATATTTGTACGCTAGATAATTATCATCAAGACCCTGATCTAATAGATTATTCTACGAGTGAGAATCCTGGTGAACATAAATCTCATAACTTAATTGAATTGGATAATGGGCAGTTTGCTTTGTATCCTAATAATAGAATGAGAATCTATGACAATAGTTTGACTCCTGAGACACCAAAAACTCCTGACTTTAAAGTATCAACAGTTTATTATCAAGTTGAGAATGGTCACGATAGAGATGGATTAGGATCAGAAGAAAATTATTTTTGGAAAACAGCAAAGGAGAGAGATGGCGAATCGGAATTGGGATGATCCCCTTGATTTTAAAGAAGAAGGTATTGTATTAGATTATAAAACTGCTGGTGTTGATATAGATGCTGGTAATAAGTTTGTAGAAGATCTTAAAACTAAAGTTCCTAATCTTGGTGGATTTGGTGGAATGATAAAGGTTCCCGTAGGATACGAGGAACCTATTTTAGTTGCTGGTGCTGATGGTGTTGGTACTAAACTTAATATTTGTATGGTTGCTAATGACTATACAACTATAGGACAAGACTTAGTTGCTATGTGCGTCAATGATGTGATTACATGTGGTGCTAACCCATTATATTTTTTAGATTATCTTTCTACTCAAAGGTTGGATAATAATGTGGCAGATATTATGGTAGGAGTTTTAAAAGGATGCGAGATAGCAGGTATGGATCTCTTAGGTGGAGAGACTGCTGAACATCCAAGACAACTTCATTATGATATGGCAGGTTTCTGTACTGGTATAGTAGATAAGAAGGATATTATAGATGGTAAAAGTATTAAACCAAGTGATAGGATTATTGGTCTAGCAAGTAGTGGACTTCATAGTAATGGATATAGTCTTGTTAATTATCTGTTGACCAGACATCAGATATTTTATGCTGATCATCCTGAGTTACTTACACCAACTACAATCTATGCACCTGTAGTTAAGAGATTATTACAAGAGATAGATGAAGTATATGGTATGGCACATATTACAGGTGGTGGTATTCCAGAAAACTTACCACGTTGTTTACCTAAAGGATTGAAAGCACATGTAGATTGGAATGCATGGAGTGTTCCTGAAATCTTTAAGAAGATTCAACTCAAAGGTAATGTTGATGAATTAGAAATGAGAAGAGTATTTAATTTGGGTATTGGATATTGTGTAATTGTTCCTGCTAATCGTGCTGAGTTGACTATGGATATAATTAGAGATGAAGAAATTGCTTGTTGGGAAATAGGTGAAGTCTATGACGGATGTTAATATATCAATTAACACTAATCATGATTCTTCTTTAACAGTTATAAAAGATAACGAACTTTTAGTTCATTTAATTGAAGAACGGTATAGGCATTTAAAACATTGTGCTCCACCATGCTATGTTTTAAAAGAACTTGAAAAGTATGTGGATCATATAGATGCTATTTGTTTTACCGATATTCATTATAAGTATGCCACAACTGGTTTTAGTGTTATTTCTTCCTATTTAAATTGTTTATCTAATGTTCGTGTAAATTGTATTAATGAAGGAAAACATGTTCATTATTTAATTAGTCCAGAGCATCATCAATTACATACTAGCTGTGCATTTACTCATTCTGGATTTGATGAAGCGGTATGTATTGTATTGGATGGTGCAGGTGCTACTTTTGATGATGGAAAAGAAAATCAATCAATATATGAATGTAATAAAGATGGATATACTTGTATAGAGAAGCACTTTGTGGATCATACAAATATTGGTGTTGGGTATGCTTATGCTTCTATTACACAATTATTGGGATTTAAATCTTTGGATTGTGGTAAAACAATGGGTCTTTCTGCGTATGGTAAAGAAGATAAAAATATACCACAATTAATATCAATAGAAGATTGTGCTAGTAAAAATTTTACGTTATCTAAAACCAAAGCTCTTGAGCATTTTGGTTATACTGATTGTATACTTAATGAACGATATTGGGAAGTAAAACATGAAAATATTGCATATAGAATACAGAAAGATTATGAAGACTATTTAATTGCCACTTGTAAAAGGGTACTGTCTATGAGTAAGAGTAAGAATCTAATTCTTACTGGTGGTTGTGCTTTAAATTGTGTTGCTAATTATAAGTTACTTAAGACATTACCAAAAGATGTTAATCTATATGTTGAACCAATATCTGATGATTCTGGAGTTAGTGTTGGATGTGCTTATCATATGTCGGGAGTAAGAGATTCTAAATTGAAGAATCTATATCTTGGTAGTCAATTACAGTATGAATATGAACTACTAGGTAATAATGAAATAGAGTATGATGTGGAACCAAATCATATTGCCGAGTTAATATCTTTAGGTAACATAGTTGCTATTGCTCAAGGAAGAAGTGAAGTTGGACCAAGGGCATTGGGTAATAGATCTCTTTTATTTGATCCTAGAGTTAAAGATGGTAAAGATATTGTCAATAAAATAAAGAATAGAGAATATTTCAGACCATTTGCTGGAACCGTTTTAAAGGAATATGCTAAGGACTATTTTGATATGGATAGACTTGACGAAAGCCCTTTTATGATGTATGCTGTTGATGTCTTACCTCATAAGAGGGATGAGATTCCATCTATAGTACATGTAGATGGAACCTGTAGAATACAAACAGTTACTAAAGAACAGAATAAAAATTATTATAATTTAATTTCTGAATTTTATAAGTTAACTGGTGTTCCTATTCTTTTTAACACATCTTTCAATCTTGCTGGTGATACTATGGTTGAGACTATTGATGATGCGTTTTATACGTTGAGGAATAGTCAAATAAATTATATGTACCTTCCAGAAATTAGTAAACTAATTCAAATTAATTAAAATGTCTATAAAATTAACTCTACTAAAATCAGGAGAGACTTTAATTTCTGAAACTAAAGAATTGGTAGCAGATAATGAAGTTGCTCCACAGGCTTATTTGGTACAGCATCCACATTTGGTAAATATAAAACAGGTCACTACTCCTGATCAGAAGGAGGGTGATTTTGGTATTGATGTTACATTAACTCCTTGGATTATATTAACATCTGATACTGAAATGGTTTTACCCACTGATTGGGTAGTAACTATAGTAGAACCTATGGCATCTTTAAAACAGATGTATGTAGATAAAAGTAAAACGTTTAAGGTAACTGAAGGAAATGAATCAGAATCATTGGAGAGTATTTAATGGAGGAAGAAATGTCAATTAAATGTGTATTAGTTGATGTAGACAATGTTCTCATCACAGAAATGGTAGAAGTTATGGCAGAACTAGGTGAACCTGACTGTAAGTTTATTAACCCTTATAGGTTTGTTGATATTGATAATATGACACCTTGGTTAAAAGCTTCAAATCAAACAGAATATATGCTAAGATCAAGTGACATTCTTACTATTGCTGAACCTACTCAGGAGGTAATAGAGAAGTATAAAGAACTCACTGCATAATGCGATTCTATACAAACGTTCAGATGGTTGGAGACAACTTCTTGGTTCGTGGTTACGAAGATGGAAAACACTTCGCAACCCGTGAGAAGTTTTATCCAACCCTTTTTGTTGACTCAAAAAAGAAAACAAAATATAAAACACTTACAGGAGAATTTGTAGAAGCGATTGAACCAGGTTCTGTTCGTGATTGTAGAGAATTTATTAAAAGATATAGTGAGATTGATAATTTTAATGTTTATGGGAATGAAAGATTTATCTACCAATATATTTCCGAGAAGTATCCTGAACAGGAATTAAAGTTTGATATTCAAAAGATTAAATTAGTTACACTTGATATTGAGGTTAAGTCTGAGCATGGATTCCCTGATGTAGAATCTGCTGCCGAAGAAATACTTCTTATATCAATACAGGATTACAATACAAAGCAGATTATAACTTGGGGTTTAGGACCTTTTAAGAATAAACAGAAGAATGTTGTATACAAATCTTTCAGAACTGAGTATGAACTTTTAAATGATTTTATTAACTGGTGGATGATTGAGACAAATACACCAGAAGTTATTACTGGATGGAACAGTAAGTTATATGATATTCCATATATGTGTCGTAGGATAGATCGTATTCTTGGTGAGAAGTTAAAGAAGCGTATGTCACCTTGGGGTCTTGTGACTGAGGATACAACTATTATTATGGGTCGTGAACATATTACTTATGATATTGGTGGTGTATCACAGTTAGACTACTTAGACTTATATAAGAAGTTTACTTACAAGGCACAGGAATCCTATCGTTTGGATTATATTGCTAGTGTAGAACTTGGACAGAAGAAACTTGATCACTCTGAGTATGATACCTTCAAGGACTTCTATACTAATGGGTGGCAGAAGTTTGTAGAATACAATATAATTGACGTAGAACTTGTTGACCGTTTGGAAAGCAAGATGAAGTTGATTGAACTTGCTCTCACTATGGCATACGAAGCCAAGGTAAATTATGAGGATGTATTCTATCAAGTACGGATGTGGGACACCATCATCTATAACTATTTGAAGAGAAGGAATATTGTTATTCCTCCTAAGAATAGATCTGACAAAAACGACAAATACGCAGGTGCTTATGTCAAAGAACCGATTCCAGGAAAGTATGATTGGGTGGTCAGTTTTGATCTCAATAGTCTGTATCCTCACCTTATTATGCAATATAACATTTC